AAGAAGATCCGGCGCAAGCCGGCAAAGGAAACAGCAACCGCCGATCCCAAACTAGAACGCGCAATGCTGCCGAAACCGGAAAGAAGGACGAAGCGTGGCCCTAACTAATGCCTATTGCACCCTAGCCGAATTAAAGGCCTCACTTGCGATCACAGACAGCGTCGATGACGTTCCACTTGAAGCAGCGATCACAGCAACAAGCAGAATGATAGATGATTATACCGGGCGCTTCTTTTATCAGAACGGAACAGCGCAAGTACCAGTCGCCCGTTATTACACACCACTCGATCCCTGGACGCTGAACATGGACGACAGCGTTTCGATAACGCAAGTGGCAACAGACGATAACTTCAACCAGACATGGAATACCGTCTGGTCGACAAGCGACTACATGCTCGAGCCAGTAAATAATCCACAGCGCGGATGGCCAGTCAACCGCATCCTTGCAATTGGCCGGTACGTTTGGCCTTATTATTTGCCACAGGCCTGCAAGATCACCGGCGTCTGGGGATGGACAGCGACACCAGCAGAGATCAACATGGCAACCTTGATCCAAGCAGCTCGTCTCTTCACACGCCGCCAGTCGCCATTCGGGATCGCAGGAAGCCCGGACTTAGGCACAGTGCGCCTCACAGCCAAACTCGACGCAGACGTTGAAGCTTTGCTTCGACCATTCCGCAAGAACAATGGGCTGGCCAAATAATGCCAATGAGTCCAAGCCAAGTCCGCGATGGCCTTAAAACACGATTACAGACCATAACAGGCCTCCGCGTTTACGATTTGATACCAGAGCCAGTAACACCGCCATGCGCGGTCGTAGGACAACTAGATCTCACATTTGATATCGATAACGCCAGAGGACTCGATCAGGCAACCGTAGATATCTATGTGATTGTTCAACGCTTCTCCGAAAGAGCAGGCCAGGACAAGCTCGATGGATACCTTGCAGGAACAGGAGCAACATCTATCAAAGCAGCGATAGAAGGAGACAGAACGCTCGGCGGAGCATGCCAGACATTGCGAGTGACCAGCGCAGAGTCTGGAACATACGACTCTCAATCAAACACATTTCTCTCGTACCGATATCGCCTAACAATCTACGGATAAGGAACCCACATGACATACACAGTAATCTCACATCGAGAAGTCTGCGGCAAAACCAAAGGCGACGCCGTCAGCGATAAAGAATTGCAAGATGCAGGAATCAGTCCAGAAACTCTGGCCGCTGGAAACCACATCAAAGCAAGTAACACAGCAGCACAAATCCCATCCATCACAATCGAAACAGAAGAAGGAGCGACTAAATAATGGCTCGCATAGTTCTCACAGACGCATTCATCTCCGTTGGCGGAGTGGATCTGAGCGATAGAGTCGCATCAGTTACACTAAATTCAACATTTGACGTAGTCGAAACCACAGCATTCTCATCAACAGCAGCAAAGACTCGCGTGGCTGGTTTGGCAGACAATTCAGTAACTCTCGAATTCCATCAGGATTATGCAACCAGCGAAGTCGAACAAACAATCTATCCACTTCTCGGAACAGCAGCAGCTGTGATCGTTAAGCCAAATGGCAGCGTTACCAGCGCATTCAATCCAAGTTATACCTGCTCTGCTATTATTGCAGAATGGACTCCGATCAACGGATCCGTCGGCGAATTGGCAACAGCATCTGTAACTTGGCCAGTAACCGGAGCAATCACTAAGGCGGTCGTATAATGGCAAGACTTGTACTAACAAACGCATCTGTTGTATTTGGAACGACTGATCTCTCGGATTATATTTCGAGCATCACGTTAAATTCAACATTCGACATCGTCGAGACAACTGCATTCGGTAACACAGCAAAGACACGTGTGGCCGGACTTGCAGACAATTCTGTCACTATGGAATTTCATCAGGACTATGCAACAGGAGAAGTCGAGCAAACAATCTATCCTTTGCTTGGAACAGCAGTGACAGTGGTTGCAAAGCCAGTAGCAGGAACAACTACAACAATCAATCCGAGCTATACATTCTCGGCGCTAGTCGCAGAATGGACTCCTCTCAATGGATCCGTCGGTGAGTTAGCAACAGCAAGTGTGACTTGGCCGATCTCCGGCGCAATTACCAAAGCAACATCCTAAAGAAAATAGGGGGAAAATAAATGGATGGATTATTTATCAAAGTAAAAACAAACGATGGAACAGATGCAACCTTCCCGTTGCGTCCAAGAATCATCGTGGAATTTGAACAAAAGTACGGAAAAGGACTCGCAAAACTTATCGGCGAAGAGCAGAAACTAGAGCACATCTATTATTTAGGGTGGCTCGCGCTTCGAGCAAACGGCAAGATTGTCAAACCCTTCGGGCCTGATTTCTTGGATACATTAGAAGCGGTATCTCTGGACACAGACCCAAATTCCGAATCCACAGAGACAGCCTGACCTATTCAATAGCAGCAGTTTCTGTGGAGACAGGGATCGACCCGATCAGTTTATTAGATGCACCAGAAGGCATCCTTGAAGCGATCGTGATCTACCTGAAAGAGCGAGCAAAGGCGGTCAATAAAAATGGCGGATGAAACAGTAGTGATATCCGGCATCAAAGAAACCATCGAGTCGCTTAAAAAATTCGACAAGGACGCAGCTCGTCGGCTAAACAAAGTAATCAACGACGAGCTCGCCCTTGCCGAAAGTGCAGCCAGAGCCAAAATTAAAGATGAACCACCAATGAGTGGATGGCGCACCATTCCAGCGGCAAAGGGGCGTGTACGCGGTGGGCAAGGCTGGCCAGCCTGGGAACCAACAGCGATCCGCCAGGGCATCAAGAAGACCAGAGTCGAAGGCAAAGTCCGATCCGATTACACGACCAGCGCCGGCGCACTTGTTCAGAAGACAGCAGCTGGTGCCATTTGGGAAGTAGCAGGACGACGAAGCGGCGGATCAGGAACAGGCCGCAACATGATCGGCGTTCTTAACGACAGATTCAAAGGCGCATCGCGTGGCATCTGGGCCGTTGTAGATAAAGACGCGGATAAAATTCGCAACAATGTTCGCAAAGCAATAGAAGATGCACAGAAACTCTTGAAGGCAAATCTAAACAAGGAGAAGGGATAACCACGTGGCAGCAGGAGCAGTAGTCGCCCGGATTATTACTCAATACTCCGACAAGGGAAGCAAAGCAGCAGCCAGGGATATCAATAAACTTGGCAAATCCTTCGATAAATTTGCAGGCAAAGTAGGCAAAGCATTTCTGATCGCAGGCGCAGCTGCGGCAGCCTTCGCAGTTAAGATCGGCGTAGATTCAGTAAGAGCTGCGATCGCAGACGAAAAATCACAGGCACTCCTAGCCAATTCCTTGCGCAATACAACAGGAGCAACCGACGCAGCAATCGCAGCGACAGAAGCCTACATCGACAAAATTCAAAGAACCTTCGGAGTCGTTGATGATGAGCTTCGTCCGGCACTAGGAAAACTCGCCTCAATAACCGGATCAATTACGGACGCACAGAAACTTCTAGGCCTTGCTCTTGATGTTTCAGCAGGCGGAAGTGTTGATTTAGGATCAGCAACAAATGCCGTCACAAAGGCGCTACAAGGCAACTACAAAGCCCTGCGCAATATGGGCGTTCCGATCACAGATGCAATGGTCAAATCCAAAGACCTCAATGCCGTTCTAGCAATAACAGCGAAAACATTTGCAGGAGCAGCAGCAGCAAGAGCAAACACATTTGAATTCAGAATGACCAGGCTCAACATTGCCCTGGACGAAGCAAAAGAAACATTAGGCGCAGCACTTCTGCCTACCCTAGAAGATTTATTCACCACGCTGACGACTAAAGTCATTCCAGCGGTTCAGAAGTTCCTAGAAGAAAATGGCGACAAACTTGTCGCAGCATTCCAAGCAGCAATCAAAGCCGTTGTCGGTTTTGGATTTGTGGTCTTCAAAGTTTTCTCATTCGTTTCTAAAAATAAAACAGTATTCACAGCACTCGGTGCAATCTTCGCCGCTACATTTGTAGCAGGCAAAGTCATTGCATTTGTTACAGCGATACAAGGACTGATCAAGGCATACAAAGCGATTAGAGCAGCAGCACTCGGCGCGGCGGCGGCACAGGCAGCTGCAACCGGCGGAATATCCGTAGCAGCAGCCGTAGCCGGAGTCGCAGCCTTCACAGCAACGCTCGGCGGTCTTTATGTTGCCGTCAAGGGCGCAAACAGCGCAATGGATGGGCTGGAACAAACCGGCGAAGAATTAGAGTTCTCATTCGACGGTTTAAATGACAAGACCGATGACTTCCTGACAAACCTCAAAGGCCTCAATGTTGATCTTGGAAAGAATACAAAAAAGACGAAAGAACAAATTGCAGCAGATTTATTGCTCGCAAAATCAAAAGCAACTCTTGCAGCTCTGGCAAAATTAGGCGTAAAGCCAAGAACAGAGCAAGATCCGATTCAACTTGAAGCAGCACGCCTAAACCTTCTCAAGCAAAATAACCTAGAAGAACAGCGCAGACTTGCAGCGATCATGGAAAACATGAATGCGCAACTGATGGCAAACCAGGCGATTCAACGATACGTGGATCTGCTCGCGGTGGTTGCCGATCAGGAAATTTCACCAGAAGAAGTAATCCTTCTAGCTCTTAAATGGGGGATAAGCAAAGAAGCCGTCGTCGCTTATACGACTGCTATCTTTGCAGTAAATGATGCAAAACTTTCGACAGAAGAAATCGACCTGCTTGCAAAGCAATGGGGAGTAACAAAGCAACAAGCAGAGATGTACCTGGACTTCTTTAAATATATCAACGACGGAAAACTAGATCAATCTGAAGTAAACGCTTTGATGGAAAAATGGAAACTGACTAGCGCAGAAGTAACAGCTTACGCAAAGAAGATCGCAGACGGCGTAACTCCATCTGACATCTGGCCTACACCCGGCAACCAAGCAGCAAAGTCTTGGCGCGATGCGCTCGCAGCTCTAAACGCCTATCTTGCAGCCGCCGGAGTCGCACTTATACCAACACCAACACCAACACCAGGCGGTGGGGGTGCCT